TCCTTTTGCTTTGAAGCCTTGCGTAGTTGCTTTACAAGGTCATTAGACGAATCATTTGTGAAATCGTCGTCGTCATCCTCGTACTCGTAATTGGACATAGTCCATCTCCCTATCAGTTAGTTGATTCGTCAGCCTCATACTCCAATGGGGATTGGGTATGGCTCTGACTCCTGGTATTATTGTCGCTCCACTAGGCCAGTAGTTCTAGTGGCAGGTTTATTATTTAGTAACCGCCTGCACGATCTCGTGCTAAGGCTCCTTGAGTAAGTCCGGATTGACCACTAAAGGTGGCCTTTTCTAGTCCAGTAATTCTCTGACGTTGCTTGCGTGCTTCTTGAGCACCTGGAACGTTAAATACTTCTGTCTCTGCAGTTGCCTGCGTGTATGGATCTTCTCCATAGATTGATGCCAACTGTGAACCACGCTGTAGGCCACCTGCAATAGTTGCATAGCCTTGGTCTGCTGTTTCCTTTGTAACACCATAACGCTGTAAGTACTCAGCATCTGAAACGTTAGTTTTCAATCCAGAACGTACCGCAGCACCACCAATTTCAGCAGTAGTAACCTTACGCTGGATTTCCTTAATAGCGTTCTTAGGATCAAGCGTGTAAGCCAAGATATCTCCATTGGTAATATCTGGATAAAAGCCCTTTAGAGCACTAAGAACTTCTGGGTTAGACTTGAGTACACGATCTTGGGCTACCATTAAACGGTCACCTAATTCTATATTACTGACATCATTAGCAAGAAGCTGTTCAAAACCAGCTTGCTTTCCAGTGGCGTCCTTAGCATAATATGATGCAGGTAATCCATACTGGCGCATTACCTCTTGGTATTGATCTTCCATACCAAGGTATGTTGCTTCATCAAGTGCTGTAAGACCTTTTTTAATACGCTCTGCATTAGCACTAAAGCGCAGTTGATAAGCAGGAGAATTACGTAATGCTAAAAGACGGCCCGCATCTGAATCTTCATTCATAATGGCATTTTCTGCTGCCTCGACAAGAAACCCTAATCCTTTTGCTGTAAATTCTCGTCGCAAGATATCAAAGGCTGATACTTTTTTTGCTAATGTTGCTGCGGCAGTAGCTTCAGCAGCTTTTGTGGCGTCAAGTTTTACTGTACCTTTTTTGCGGATTGCTTCTGTTCCATCTTCATATACATCAATGACGTCGCCAGTTTCATCATCAGTATAAGTAGATATAAGTTTTGGTTTTACAGGGTCAGTAGTAGCAGTACTGGCAGTACTAGCAGTAACCGGATCAACAGCTATTCCAATTCCAGCACCACCAAGTGTTTGTGTACCTAAGTAATCACTTGCTGGCTGAGTTTCAGAAGCAGGTCTATTGGCACCGCCACCTAAAGGTCCATCTTTTTCGAAAGCTCCTTGAGGAACACCTGCGGTTGCGCCAGTATTCATACCACTAAGTGAGTCTATTCCTAAATAATCATCTAATGGAAGATTTTTTTCGATAGCCATAATTACCCCTGGAATCCAAAGTCACGAAGAATTTTAAGTGTCATATCCGAAACTTCGGACTTAGCATTTTCTGTGTATTGCCAACGCTTATCTGCTTTAAGAGTTTTCTTAAAGTCGTAAAGGTTCATATCACCCTTATCGCTAATAGCAGAACGTAGTGTTGAATCATTAAGATCAATTTCATCTGGGTTAATCTCTAGGAGATTAGCCATTGTCTGGCGATATGGAGCAAAGACCTGATCCAAGTTATAGCCTTGACTTAATAGGTCACGGACGTACTTTGGCTGACCTTGCATCGCTAGTCTACGAGCATCCTGTGCTATACGGTTTGCATCTAACCTTCCAGTTGCAATACCTTCAAGTACCTGACGTTCTGATTGTCCACCAGGAACAATATCCTTAACTCTAAATCCGTTAGATCGAGCAATATCTTGGATTGTTTGATAATCCTTAAGAGCTTGACCGGAGTAACCTTCTGTTGGTTGTCCACCAATAGTGGACACGATTGGTCGAATAGCAGCAGCGATAAAGTCTGTTGTCATTGCATCGTCAATACCTACATTTGTAATGTACATATTCTCAGCAGCCTTACGAAGCGCTGCTGGATCTGATGCAATACCAGAACCTACTGCTCTAGCCTTGTCAGCAATCTGACGCTCTAGTGTTGAGATCTGCTTTTCGTAGTCAGTAGATCCGTCTGCCTGACCTGTTGCTACTAGGTCACGGTAGTTGTACAACTGTACATAACGTGCTTTGATTTCAGTAGAGTTCTTACGGAACCAGACATCATCACGAATTGCTTTACGTAACTTATCTGGAGTCCAGTTCTCTTTTACATAGCGGTTAAGGATTTGTTTAAGGCTAGGTACGTTATTAAAGATTGTTTCAGGTAGGGCAAAGTCTGCACCTGCTGCTACATCTAGCGCTTGTTCACGTTGCTCTGCATCTGTTAAAGGAGGAGTTGTTTTGCCACCACCTGTGCCACCCTTACCACCTGTCCCACCCTTGCCACCTGTACCACCTGTAGTTGGTGTACCAGGAGCAGGGGTTGTTGGAGTAGTGCCAACCGTTTGTGAAGCAGCGTTGCGATAGCCTGATGGCTGACCACCCATTCCTGCATCTCCTGTACTTACAGAAGGGGCAATAGGTTTAACTTTAACTATGTCATCTAGTTCTGCTTGTGCGGTGTTAACATCCCCGCCTGTATCTTTAGCAACTTGAAGTTTCTTTTGAGCAGCTTTTACTTTTGCTTCGTAAGCGCCCTTTTCTTCCTTATAGGTATCTTGTTCTTTCTTGACAACTTTAGCAACTTTTGCTTCTTCAAGACGTATTTTTAATTCTTTAATAAGATCATTGGTAGCCTTAATATCTTCAACCGCAGCTAAATAAGGATCAGATCCTTCTTTATATCTACTAATTCCGCTTTGTTTTAGAGGAAGTAAACTTTCCTGTAATTTGATTAAGTTAACTATATCTTTTGGTTCACTAGGGCTTGTATCTTTGGTCTTTGGCTTTTCTTTTACTTTATCGCCAAGATTATAAAACTGTCCATCTTTAACAAAGCCAACAAGTAACCCAGTTTCTTTATCAATTACTTGGTCAACAAAACCAAAAGGCATACGCTTATCAATGCCATAGTTGAATGAATTTATAAGTCTAGTATTTTTTGGACGTTCAGCCATTAGCGTAGACCTCCAAGTTCCTGCATCATAATTGCGTAAGCATCTGTAGCACGGTTGGTCTTAGCCTCAGCTGTAGCACCGATCTGCTCGGTTATAAACTGAGCTTCATCTACACCACCGCGTGTATTAGAAAATCCTTGACCAGAAGTAGTAACTGTTGGTTGCTTCTTCTGTTGAGCATTAATAAGTTTTGTATACTTGGACTGTTCTGCCTTTGTAAGTTTACGGCCCAATAGATCCTCAGCCACAGTATTAAGAAGTTTGGCTGTTTGAGATGGGCTAGTTACATAGGTTGTCGTTGTGGTTCTAGGTGCACCAGTACCAGCACCTGTTCCAGTTTCAAGACCTTCCATACCAATTTGCTCAAGGTAATCAAATGGAGTTACTACTGGTTGATCGTATGTTTTAGCAAAAGCGTTTGCACTTTTATATCCCTGTTTTGCCTCTATAAGCGCATTGTATAATTTGATATCAAACTTGCCAGTTATCTTACCTTTATACAGGTTAGCATCTTTAAGTTGCTGAGATATTTTTAAGACGGTCTCTGGTTTTGCCTTACTAAGACCATTGATAAAATCATCAAATGATGTATCTGGTTTAGCCACTTGTATCTCCTAGCAGTGAGGCGAATAATGTGTTGTATGCGCTTATAGTATTTTCATTTGCTCGTGAAAGTTCACGCATCTTGACAATAGTATCTTCTTTAAGGAATGAAGATACCTTTGATCCACCTGGGATTTCTGAGAAGATTTCTTTATCTGTTTTATATGAGTCATAAAGATCAAGCATCTCTTTGAGTTGCTTCTGCAACGGACCACGAACTTTAACCTTTGGATCATTAATCATATTACGTAGATCATTGATAGCGTTATATCGTGCAACTGCCTTCTTGCCACCTTCTGCTAGTTCTTCTTGAACTAACGGACGACCAGCCTTGAAGAGTTTAGCCCACTCTTGGAACTCTTTGCGAGCTATAGAACGCTCAACATCTGTAATGCTTTCCTCTAAAGCAACTTCATACTCGTTCTTCTTTGAGTAATAAGTCTGCAAGTCGGCTGCTGTTTGGGCATCTTTAAGGAAGTCATCTACACGCTTGTTGTACTTTAGACCCATATTCTTCATAGTTGTGTAAGCGTCCCAAGAGAAACCTGACTTGTGAGGAATAAGAAATGCTGCACCTTGTGGATACTTATCAAATAGATCAGCGTTCTTTTCTGCCCAAAGACCTGATTCTTCTGCGTATCTAATAACAGCAACTGTTTTCTTATCAGATTCAGTTACTGTAAAAGGTATTTGATTAGGAAATAGTTCTACCCACTTAGCCATAGCAGCATCGTAATCTCCAGGATATTGGTCTAGGAGTTTATTCCAAGCCTGCTTAAAGTTGGCATTGCCATTATCGCTAATCCACTGAGCCATATCAGCCTTGAGTTGTACCTGTGGCGTTGCCGGTAATACAAACCCAAGCACAAAACGTGTGCCGATAATAGAAAGTGTGGTGTTCTTAATACGCTGACGGTACTCTTCTTGTTCCTGAATTGATGGAGGAATAACATTCCCAAACTCATCTTCAGTTAATTTAAGTCCGTGACCTGCTGCCTCAAGGTAGGTTACTGCCTTGCGCCAAGCGCTTGCGTACTGTGAATCACGCTCATCCTTATCCATTGCTTCAACAAAACGGTTGATGTGTGCTGGTAGGAAAGCAGATACAAACGATTGATCTACAGCATACTTACCCAAAGTGTACTGAGTAATAGTATCTGCCGCTCCAGGTGCGCCAAATATATCTACTAGGTTAGTCAGTGTCTTAATAGATACACCTGCTAGTGGACCGTTAAATGTAGGTATAATAGAATCTTGGTTTAGAGATGGTGTAAGCATCTTTACCTGTGATCCAAATTGGATAGGCATTGGTACCTTAAATTCAGCAGGTACACCAAGTGCAGTCATTGCAGTCTGAACTGCTCTATATGCTGGCTCTAACATCGGATATACGAAGTACTTCTCACCTTGGTCATCTTCTTGGATGAAACCATTGTGGCTAATACCATCATATGTCAGTGCTGCCTTACGGATAGATGCAGGGTTGTATCGAACCATACGATATGCACGGCGATAGAAATCCTCAGTCGCACGATAGAAGCGTGAGAAGTTACGAACTCCAAATGCTAACTGTGTACGCACAAGTGGGTTATCTACGTATTGCAAGATCTGAATTACTGCGCGATCTTCTACGATCTGAGCAAATTGACGCTTAGCACGCTCTGTTGCTTCAAGTACAGCCTTTGGATTAGCCTGATCTACCTTGCTTACTACTGATTGAATGTAAGCATCTTCCATACCAGACTTCTTCATTGACTTACGAATAGCAATGATCTCGTTAAATACCATTGGCTCACGTGATATACGTCCGTTAGCCATACCGAGCCAAGTCCAACCGTGTGTCATAAGAGAAGCTGCGGTGTTGCCAGCCTCTGCTATTGGAACTAACTCAGGTCCAACTACATACTCTGGGACATCATCCATAAGTTTTGGTAGATCGTCTATGCTTAACTGACCGGAAATACCCATTTTACCAGTCTGTTCATTTCTGAATCTGACCTTGTTAAGAAGTTCTAAGTTAAGTTCTTTAAGTCCATCTTTACCAATACGTTGTGTTTCAAAGATCTCACGTGCTCGTGTGTAGATAATTTTAGCGTGTTGTACATCTGTTACATTACGTGCTTCAAGCTGTGCCAACTTACGAAACTCTGGGTTATTCTTCATATACTCAAGAATCTCACGGATAGCAGTAGTTTCATCACCAAGGTTTGCTACAGCAATAGAACCTACTTCATCATTAGTGTAGTAACTAATACGTTGAAGCCAACTGAGCATTGACTTCTCATTTTCAGGACCGATAGGAATTTTTGTAAAGTTTCTTGATTTTCCATACTTCTTTGCCCTAGGATCTTCAATGATAAGTTTTTCATTACGAACGCCAGTTGATTTGGCAAGGGATACAGCGCTTGTAAGATAGTCACCACCTGCTGATGCAAAGTTCATTGCACCTTCAGTAATTAAAGATACTGAGTTATCAAGGTTTCCCCAGATTAGGTGCTCTGCAAGGATCTCTGCTTCATCTTCAAACATAGGTCCACGACCAATATACTCTCTGTAACGATTTACTCGTCCAGATGTAAAGGCAGTTGCCATAATACGGCGTGTTTCTTCTACAACATTGCGAGAAGATGTGGCTTTTAACTCATCAATCTCACTTCTGATGCGGATCTTGTCAGCTTCATCTACTGCTTCATTAAGTTCTTTGGTCTTTACAACCATTGCCTTGCGTGCTTCTACAATTTCTGTATCAATTTTAGCAATCTGAGCCTCGTATTTGGCTGATTCCTTTTTATTGACAACACGCATTAAAGTTCCTAGTGGGCTTTCTGTAAAATTGCCCGACTTTCGCGCTGCTTCAAAGGCTGTGTTGACGCGAGTTGAAAGATAGCGACCTTTTGCTAGACCCCAAGGTGAGCCACCGATAGCAAGGTGGACCATAAGATCTTCTGTTGCGTTACGGATAGCATAACGTGGACCGGCTAGAGTCAAGAATGACCAGTATCCAGTCATATTATCAACCCATTGTTTGTTGGCAGTGCCTAATGCTCTGTTAATCCAACCGGATCTAAATGCTGCACGGTCAATATCCACCAAACTAGGTGCTGCCATACTCGTATCAAAGTCAGATCTGATTGCTCCGATAGTTGCATCTTCAGTATTTTCAAGGCCAAACCTCTTACCAGCTTTTCCTGTTGCAAGGGCGGTAAGTTTTTGTCCTGCTTCTGTAAGGTTTAACCCACGAATTTCAGCAATGTTTCCCCATAGTCCAGCAAACATTTCTTTGCGCTTACCAACATCTGTAATAGCTTCAAATGTCTCAGCAATCATCTTAGAATCTTCTTTAGTAAACACAACTCGTGCAAGACGATAAATTTGTAGAGAAGCATCTTTTGCGGTTACATCAAATCGGTCATTCTTAAACATAGGAGCAATATTAAACTTAGCCTTAAATTTATCTAAGCGAAGACCAAGTGATTCCATAGAAAATCGTAGTGTACCTTTACCGCCGGTACCTTTAACAAAGTTAACAATCTGCTCTTGTCCATCAATGAGTGCCTTGGATACACCATCTGTTGTTGGCAGATCTCCAAACATACTGTTGATAAAGCTAGGAGCAATTCTATCTACGTTAAATACTTTATCTGCTGTAGTCATTGTATTAATACGCATTTTACGTGCTACATCAAGACGTGGAATAATGACTCGCTTGCGTCCTACAGATCCAGCTAGTACTGCTACTGCCTCTTCTGTATTCTCAAAGAACGCTCGTGCTGATGCTGCATTAGTAACTTGATTCTTCTGGAAAGCACGGATAACTTCTGGACCATACTCAGGTGCAAGGATCTCAAGTTCACGCTTAGCCGCTGCTGCATCTTTAGGAGAACGAGCCTGTGCCTTGGTGTAGCGATCTAGCGCTGCGCCGTAGGTATCCCAGAACTCTGCTACCTTTGGCATAGCAAAGGTTTCTGCAACCTTCTTGCCACCTGTAACTGCCTCAAGTGAATACTTGCCAACTACGTACATTGAACGAATTTTTGATCCTACTACAAGTGGATCTACGAAGAATCGAAATACTGTATCTACTATACCTGATGTAAGGCCATAAACTAGACCGTTTTTCTCAAGCGCTTCAGGTAGAATACGGTTAGCAAGTTGGCGACCTGGTGAAAACTTAGCACGATCTACTACCCCAAGGGTTTCGTTAAATAGTGCTCGTTCTTCTTCTACGTTTTCTACACCGGCAATAACTTTATTTGTTGGGTCAGCGAAGGCAAGATACTTCATCTGTTCAGGTGTAGCACTTTTTGCAATAGTTGCAAGGCTTTCACCGGACTTAATACGCATAGCAATATCTACTGCATCTTGACCATAGAGGCCCTTGGCCTTTTCAATACGGCCTTCGTTAAAGACTTTGTCGCCTTTATCGTTTGCTTTATCCCAAGCAAAGCCAAGCTCACCCTGTGATAGAGGAATAGCAATAGCGCGATAGGCGCGAGTTACACCTTCAGATACTTCAATAGCAGCTTTGAAAGCTAAAGTTATTGGATTATAGTTAAAGGCTGCTGACATCCAACCCTTGCCTGGCTTCTCAATAACATCTTGTTGCCCAAAGGTTTTAACCATATCTTCTTGCTGATCTACTGGCATTTGATCAAAAGACTTCTGCGCTATATCAGTTGGAAGACTGCTAAGTTCTTTGTGCTTAGTCATCTTCTTAGAAAGAATATCAATCTCACGCTTTTGTTCTGGCGTTAAACCAGCAGCGTATGCGGCTGCTTTAAGATTATCAGCCATTAGTTACCCCGCGATAGTGCTTCTTGATATAGGACTGCAATCTCGCCAGTGGTATCGAATGGAAGCATCTGTGCCAAAGTATCTGAAAGTTTAACTGTTACCTTATTCATACGTAGTGCGCTGGAACCAGGTCCTTCGCCACGATCAATACCTGCTGTGATCGGTTCATCGGGACGTTCTGTTTCTGCAAATAATCCTGTTAATGGTACTTCTGCTTGGCGCAGTCTACCTGTTGGTCCTGATACCGCATCGGCAGTTTTTCCAAGTGGAGCACCAGACTTAATCGCCTGTGTCTCAACACCTTCACCGTATGCTGTAGAACCCATCTCTAACTTATCTGTACGTGTGGAGAACTTACCTGGACCTGCTGGTCCAGCCAGTGGATTCATCATCGTCACTGTTGTTCCTCCTCTATCGTCTCTAAATCGTTTGTAAACTGTTCCCACACTTTGTTTACTTCAGCGTGGCGATTAGCGTTGTATATCGCTAGTTCCATTACTTCTTCTGCAAAGGTCTGCACAGATCCTGCAATGTTATACACAAAGCCTGATAGTGCTACTAAGAAATCAGCAAAGTGTACTGGGCGTGGAACTCTATCTTTTTTATCCATCACCCAGTACTCCTCGCTATTAAAATTATTAACCCTTTTTAACTTTGTTTCCTTTGCGTCCTGCTGGCATCATTGATGGCATTACCTTTCCACCTGCTGGCTTAGAAGTATCCTTCTTGCCTTCAGTTGGCTTTGACATTGGTGCTGCTGCACGTGATCCTTTGTTCATATTTACACCTCCCTCATTTATGCTGCGCCGGTAATACCAGCTAGTAGTTGTGCTATATCGGGACGACCAGCAGCAGGGGCCGAACCACCTTGTTCTTGTGGAGGTTGCTGCGAGGCAGGGGCGGGGGCCACACCTGCTGCTGGAAGTTGTTGTTCCATTCCTGGAGCCATAGGTGGCATCTCTGGAGTTGGTACTGGTTCTGGTGCAAATGCTTTTTCAATAATGTTTTCTAACGCTTGTCCCTTTTGGCGACCTTGGATAACAGCTGCGATACGGTTGATAATCTGTGAAGGGTCTTGGCCTTGCGCCGCGAGTGCTGGTATCGCCTGAGCGTACTGAGCAACAGCAACCCGCAAAGAATCGCGCATTTCTTCAATATCAACACGTTGTTCCTCCTGCGTAACGTTAAGATCCATAGGAATCTCACGGCGTACATAGTCACGTGAGACGAGTTTGTCTGAACGCATTTGTAGTAAAGCAATGATGGCACGGTTAGGGTCCATACCAGACATAATTCCGTAACGAACATCTACTCCGTACTCACCCTTGATATCGCGTGATGGGGTGTACTTAAGTACATATGGTGTTCCATCGTCTGAACCCTTGATGGTTTTAGGAATACCACCAAAGATCTTCTCGTCTGCTTCAAAGCAAACAGAGATAAGTTCTTGGAACATACGAGCAAACTGTGCTTGTGCTGCCTTGATCTGTGTATCAAAGCCTGCCTGTAGCGCTTGCACGCCACGACCTGTGACAACGGATGCGTCAATGTTGCCTGAGCGTGACTCAGGATAGCGAGCACCTAGGCGTAGTTCACGCTCTAGGACACCGGACTCAGTAAAGACTCCAGGTGGTAGTTCTAGTGGTACACGACGGATGCCTTGTGGATTAGCAGATCGCATAATCGCGTCTGGACCAAGTGCCAACTCCTGCACATCTTGTGGAATAGCAATAGGTGCTTGGATAGACTTCTCTGCTGCTTGGATCTGCAATACTGCAAAACGAGCACGAGCAAGTTGGACTGAAAGTACATCATCGAATTGACCACGTGCTTCACCATCTAGGGATGAACGCATTATTACAGAGGCCATTGTCTTACCTAGTACGTTAGGTGTACGAGATAGAACTAAGTTCTTACGCTCTGGAATATAGAGCAGGTCTTGATCTTTGTCGTGGTAGCGCACCATAGACACATAAGGAGATGAAAGTGCGTATTGGTTTCTACCTAAAATAAGATCGTAGAACTCTGGATATTGACCGGCAAGGGTCTCTGCATCAGTAACAAGTACCTGCATTACAGATATTACTCGACCATAACGATCTAACTCTGGGTAGGTACCGAATGGGTTGAGCATACGGATACGAGGATTGTTGTCCTCAAAATCCATTTCTACCATACCGATACCTAGACCGTAGGTGTTATACCAGTCTGCTGCGGTGTACATCTGCAGTTGTAGATCAGAGTTTGTTACATAGAAGTTTGCAATACGAGTTCTAGTATCTGCAGCCTTACGTGCTGCATCTGAAACCATATTGGTTGCTGAGCAGTTAAAGGATGGCAGTGGTGCCATAGCTTCTGCTAGGTCGCGTGCTGCTACGTCAATGAAGTTGGCAACGAGAGGCTTTGGATAATCCTCTGAAAACATCGCAGGATAAACCTTTGAGATATCTCCCTGGCGTACCGAGAGTACATCGCGCATACGCTGATCTCGCGCTGATGAGCGAGTACGCAAGCGTGCTAGCTTTGCATCAACTTCTTTGACTGATAACAATGAAACTCCTAATAACGGGGGAAACTACTTCTTTTTCTTTGCTGCTTCTTTTGCCTTTGCAGCAGCATTAAACTTTGCTGTCTTTGCTGTTGGCTTAATTGCACGCTTCTTTGCTGGTGGATTTCCAATAGCAGTTGCTGCACGCTTTGCTGCAGCCTTCTTTACCTCACGCTTTTCAATAGCAACAGCACGAGCAGCAGTTTTTTTGCGATCTTGACGCATACGTGGTTCAAGTACTTTTACAGCAGCACGTTCTTCTGCCATAGACAATCTTGTTTTTCCTGCTCTTGCATTACGCTCTACTGTTTCGCTTGCAGCGATTCCAGTTTCTAGACTGGTTGCTTTATTACGCGCTTTGCGAACCTTGTCTTTTAGGCTTTTAGCATCAAACATTCCCATAGTTATCTCCTTAGATGACTCTCATTTTGTTTTGTTCTGCGAAGGCTTCATCTAAGTTGATGACTGTTCGCTTGCCTGCCTCGTAGCGAGATAGGAATGGGTTTTTCATATGGTGAACGTTATAGTTACCGTAGTTAATCATTTCGCGTGCTCGGATCTCACAGAACCACAAGGCCATTACCATATCGGTCTTACCCTTGGTAGTAGGTGTCCAGGTAATCAACTGCTCTATCAGTGCCTTCACATTTTCTGTCTGGTCACTTGGTAGGTGGATCAGATTGTCGCGGTGGTGCTTACCATCAAATTGCTTAGTACCAAAGAGGGTAGACATAGAGGCAACACCAAATCCTGTATCCCACTTGTTAGAACCAGTATGGTGTTCTTTGAATTGAACACCCTTAGAGGCTAAGTGTTGACGGATACCTTCGTCTTGAGTTAAGAAGGATTGGAAGGCGTTTTTCTCGACGATCCACTCGCTGGGGGCGTAGAGGGATGTCCAATCAAAAATGAGATTACGGATAGCAGCTGGAGACGGACGGCTAATCTTGATAGCATCTACTATGTACCTTTTCTTGGTTGATCTATCAACTGCGTAGCAGATAGCTGCGGTATCGCCAATCATTGCTGGGTCAAGACCGCAGATAATACTAAAGCCGTTTAAGTCTCGTGGATGGCCTGGATGACCGGCAACTAATGGTCCAGACCTACGCATACCGTCAATAGAACCTTTTACACATACTGGATCAAAGGCAGCGTTTTCAGATATGTCTTGCTGCTGATATACCAAAGCCCAGGTGCTTGCATCCATTGCTTGGCGTTCGTTGTAAAGGTTACGACCAGACCAACGTGGATATAGACCATCTTCATCTTTATCGGATTCTTCTTGTCCATCAAAAGGCATATCACTTGCTGGCCAAAGTGTAACCCACTTGTCAGGATCTTCGTGGGCCTCAAGGAGTGCTGGCATAGCCAGATACTTCCAAGGGACTAACCCACCTGGGTAGCGGTCCTCTGA